TCCCTTCAACCTCGAAGACCGGATCAAACTGCGTGATCGCTTCTTCGATGCGCGCGACCTTGCTGTCTAGCGCCTTCTTGGTTTCGGGGATGTGGACATCATCCTCGTGCTCCTGCCACAGAGCCTCGGTGTTGGCGGTGGCCCAATTCATGGCCCACCGCCTCATCGGCGCGTGCATGCGGTGCAGGAACTGCTGCTTGCGGTCGTTGACGAACGCGCTGGCTCTGGCGTCCAAGTCGTCGCTGATGCCAGCCAGATTCTTGTAGGGAACCTGCTGCTTTAGCCACTTCTTGGCCTGCTCTGGGTTAGGCAGTCCAGGGGTAACCTCGATGCTCGCTTGACGCACGAGCTTACCTTGCTTGGATGCCATAACTCAGTTACTCGAAGGTTTGCGGCAAACCAGTCGCAGCGTATTCACCAAAGCTGTGCGTGGTGTGGAAGCCCTCGATGGTCAGCGTGCTTCCATCCACAGGCGTGCCGATTTTGATGACCTTGATGTCGCTTCCGTTCAACACGCCAACGTCCGGCGACACCTTGCTTAAACCAGCGCGGTGCAGCGGGATGAAACAGCTGATGCTGTTGGTCGAAACGCTTTTTGCGTGGTTGGTCGCCTTGAAGATCGTCAACTCCGTGTTGGGGGAAGCAGTCGGGTTGACCTGATCGTCTACCGCAACGATTTCAAACCCATCGCCGTCAGCCGAGCTGTGCAGATGGTAGTGGATGCCGGTGATAACCAGCCCACTCAACTCGTAGCCAGCCCCGCCGGCAATCGGCGTGGGCTGGGTAACGGCAGGCTTGGGAATGACCAGCACGGCGGTGTCCGCAGACAGATCATGGGACACCCAGAACGGCGTGCCGTACTGGTCTAGTGCGCGGGGGTCCATTGCCATGGCTAGATCCCGGGGTTGTTAGGAGTAGTCGCCTGCGCGCCGCCGTTGCGGCCCCACACGCTAACCTGGAGGGCGTCGATGCCGTTGTCGGCATTGGCTGGCGTAGTAAGGGCACTAAGCACACCAGTGCCAGGGCCAAATCCTGACATGTCTACAAAGATCCTGCCGGAGTTCGGCACGCAGTTGAGCGCGACATCGTCTACGACTGCGTTGAGCGACAGGTCAGCAGTCGTCAGGCCAAAGACCGGCGCAATCTGCTTGTTGGTCATGGTTTTGCCAACAACCCCGCCGTCAAAATAGTTGGCGCTGATTTGACTAGGACTTGCGCCCGAACTGATGGTCAGCAGCGTCTGGTCAGGGGTGCCAATCGCACCGGTCCCAGAGAAGTTTAGAGTCTGGCCGCTGACCGCGTATCCGTAGACGATGTATTGCTCGCCCTGAATCGGCGTCGCGCGGGCGTAGCTAGCTGCATCCGGCGTCGGGGACAGGTTGTATTGCCCAGGGTAAAACAGCTCGATTTCAGTGCTGACGTTGGGGTTTTTGAGACTAGCAGTTGCCAAGCCAGGGCTAGGCAGGGCCGGAGTCACGCTGCCCCAGAACACGTCCTTAGGCACTTCGTCAGCATCCACGAACTCGTAGAGAATGGTGATGCTGCCTACGTCGGTGCCGGTGAAGTCCACCTGCAAGTCGCGGCCTTGACCCAGGAACCAGCTGTCCGCAGGGCTAAACTGCGTTTCAAAGAAATCGCCCTGGTTGTTGTTGACGAACTTGTGCAGCGTCCGCACATCGCCCAGCTGCTTGATCTCGATGGTAGCCGCTGCACCAGCAGTCGGGCGGTCCACTTGCGGTTGCATGCGGACATGCACGTCAAGAATGCGGATCGACTGTCCCGCCCGACCGCTGAGAGTCACGTCTGACGTGCCACTGAGCAGACCAATGCGGTGATCGCTGGAAGGAGTAGACGCCGTAACGCTGTAGCCCAGCGTGCGAGCGGTGTCCTCGTCTACGAAGAATCCGTAGGCGCTGCTGAAGTTGCCGAAGTCTCCCCCTAGCGTTGAGGACGAGTAGAGGAAGTGCCCCGTTGGAATCGGCACCGCATACTTCGGCTTGTAGGTGACTACGTCGCCTGGTGCTGCGTTGCGCCAGTTTGGAGTGGGGTCAGCTGCGTTGTCGAACTTGCTTTCTTGGCGCAAAAACGACGCAAACGCTGCTTGGTTAGTAACGCCGCCACCTTTGAAGTATCGGAATCCACCTGTAGTCGGGCGGAGAGCCGTGTCTGGCGAAGGGCTTGTGGTGCCAGCCAGCAAAGCACCGGCCCCGCGTCCACCAAGCTGTTGCACGAACTGCGTCAGCAAGAAGACTTGGCCCTGGTTGGCTTGCAGCATCTGAGCGCCAGAAACCGCGTTCCCTTGCGCTCGAGACGCCGTAATGGTCATCGGCGTCAGGGAGTCCGCCGAACCGGCTTGCCGCGCCAACTCTGTCAGCCGCGCGCTAGTCGTTTGAAGCATGATTACCTCGACCGGCTAGTTCGCGCCGGATCTCATCAAGTTGAAAAAACAAAGCGTGCAGGCTCGGCGGTGAGTCCGGTTGGCCTGCGATTGCCCGAACATGGTTGCAGATGCGCTGCAAGTCATCAAGCAGCTGCGGGCGCACTTCTAACTTATCGTGTGCTGTATCGGTCATAGAATCGTGTGGCACTGCCGGTTGAAAGACGCTTGCGCTTGTTGTGGCTGGCTGGCTTGCGCCTGACGTGCTCGGGCACCTCATTGCTTCGGGCGCGCACGTAGTAGCACACCGGGCTGTTCGTCACGCGGTCCTTAGCGTCCACCAGCGACAAGCAGTCGGGAACGTCTTTCTTCAAGTGGTGCGGGAACCGGATAAACCACTCGACCAGATCCCCGCTGGGAAGCCACTGATCGCTTTCGGTGTCCTTGTAACCCTCTGGCTCCCACAGCTCGCGCACCTCTGTCCCGCTGCTCCACGTCCGAGAGACAGTGTCGCAGATGAACACCTCGTTGGCCTGAAACCGATACTGGAGCAAGCTGATCCGCTCGTTCTTGCTGCGCTCGTGCTGGTTGCGCTTCTGAGTTGTCGTGCTGACGCGCACGTTGCGCTCGCGGCCACGCATGCTTAGGTGCTGCAAGTAGCTGTGGTAGCTCAGGCTGTCTTCCCAGACCTCGCAGCGGTGGTGCATCTTGGCACTCCACCTTTCCAGCATGTTTAGGTAGCGGTCGCAGAACTCATACATTTTCCAGTGACCGACCTCGACATCCATGACGTGGACGCGGTTGCGGTCGTCGATGCCGACGTAGATGAGCGCGTTGAAATCGCCCTTGTCGCTGCCGGAAGGAGCTACGTCGCACAACAGGTAGCCAGTCATCTGGCCGTGCATCTGCTGGCTGTAAGCAATCGGCTGGAACTGGTGCCGTTGGAACGCCTGGTTAAACCCGCTGACGACTTGCAGCTTAAACTGCGACATGAACACCGGGAACGACATCCCGTCCCGCAGGTAGGTGCGGAGGAACTCGGTGCTCAGGTTGGGCCACGTAGGGTCGCCCTCAAGGTCTAGTGTTTTGTCCTCCCTTGTTACGACCTCACACCCAACATCTAGGTGTGTCAGCCGATCCCAGCCGGCGTCCATGGCCCAGTGGTGCGCGTCACCTGGGTGGTAGGGAGTGCCCACGTCGATGTAGCGGGTGCCTCGCGCGCGAAGGTTGAGCGAAGTCTCCATGCAGTGGATCGACTTCTTCCGCCCTGTTTCAGTCAGGTAGTTGGTTTCAGAGACAACGTCGTCGAACAGGATGATGTTGAAGCGCCCGCCCGTCTTGGACTTTTGCGGGCTGGCGACGGTTAGCGTAGGCTGCTGAATTGACTTGTCCGTCCGCAGCCCCGTCGTGAACGACGCCTGCGCCCAGCGCGGCCCTTTCACGTTGGGAAACAGCTCTTGCAAGATGGGGTTGTCCGTCAGCATGTCCCGCATCTTCTGGCATCGCTCCATCGCCATTTCCTGATCGTGCATGTAGAGCAGGATGGCGATGTTGGGGTGAGCCAGGATCTTGCGGAGGATAAACCCCTGCACGATGCTGCTTTTGTAGCTGTAGCGGGGAGCCAGGATGACGGACGTTTTCTTGCTGTCGTCATCGAGGAACGTGGTTAGTTCCTTGTGCGGCCCCCAATCTCGCACGCCGCCCTTGCCGATCTCGCTGGTAGCGTTGCCGTTGGCGTCACGGTCGGTGTCCATGCCGAGGACGTGACGGCAAAAGAAGCCCGTGTCCGTCAGCATGCGCTTGACGAACATCGTGCGCTCCGGGCTTCTTTTCGGCGGCAGCGAGGTCATTCCGGCGGACTCATGTTTTGGAGCGCCTGATCCAGCATGGCCTGCTGTTCAGCGTCCAGCTCAGGTTCAGCGCCCAGCACATTGTCGTTTACGACAGGCTTTTTGCGAGACCCGCGCTTCTTCTTAGCCGGCTTGTCGGCCATCGCTAAAGCCTTTAGCTCGTCGATCATCTCTCGAGCTTCTTCCAGCTGCGTTTTCAGGTCGTTGATCGCCTCGTTGTCCCGTTTTGACGCCAAGTTTTCGGCGTAAGCCTCTGCCAGACGCTGGATTTGCCTCTCGTCGATAGCTTGCGGCACGGTTCCAGACGGCTCTTCGGGCGCGAGCTTGTTGCCCAAGCTAATGTCTTCAATCTGCTGCGCGGCGTGCTGTGCAGAGTGGCTGTAAAGAAGGATCTTGTGCAGCGCGTCCCGGCTGATGCCACCCAAACGGTGACGGATCGGAGCCCTCGTGTCTTCAAACTTCTTTGCAACGTCCGGCTTAGTCAGCTGGAGTGCAAACAAGCGAGTTTGGTGAAAACGGTAGCCCTTGGACTCCAAAAGTGGTTTGACTTCCCAGAGTTCAATAGGTGTGTAGGATTGCGGCATGACTAGCGACCGTGATTTGGAATCTGAATGCTGGAATGCCCACGACGATGCCGAAAAAGTGGGTGATCGTCTAAAGGCGTTGGATTTGTTGGTGAAGATCAGGCTGGCGGGCGAACGTGTCAAGCCAGACGACCAAGTTATGTCGCAAGACACGTCGGTCGAAGACGCCTTACGGGCCATTAACGAGGAGCAAGCATCGTGAATGTTGGAGAATACCTGCAATACGTCCCCGAGATCGAAAAGAAGATCGTAGACAACAAGCTGGACAGCATCGTGTTTGGCATGGGGCCAACAGCTTGGCTACTGCCCTACATTCAACGCAGCTTGCTGTCCGATCTAAGGCTTTGGGGAGCCCACGACGCTTGCCGAATCATGCCGGCAGATGACCTAGTCATCATGGATTCGCCGACCAACAGCCTGCACCCAGACACAACTCGGCACAGGCACATCATCGACGCGCGGCCAAAGCGTGTGTGGATCTACCTGCCAGCACACAACACTTGGAAGGCGTTGCTGCACCCCAGCATGCACTCGGTCACAGAAGCCGTGGATTGGGCCGTGTGGAAGCCCGAATGTCTGCCGCCAGACCCCAGATTCAAGCTGGAAGCGCCGGAACATGGCCGGATACATACACTTGCGGTTAGTCCAACCGGAACGACGACTCTGGCGTGGCGCGAAGGATGCCGCCGGATTGGCGTGATTGGTGTAGACATGGTGAAAGGCCACCACCATACTTACCAGTGGAGCGCGGCTGTAGGGCGCTTCTTCGCCAAGTGCGCGCAGCACGCGCATGAGCGCGGGGGAGTTGTCGTCAACTTGTCTCCGATCACTAGCCTCAAGGAGTTTGCAGAGTGGACCCCATCAGAATCTTCGTCGGAACCGACAAGTGGCAACGAGCCGCCGGAGCAGAGCTTGTCCTCGAGCACAGCATCCGACAGCACAGCCAGCGCGCCGACATCGAAATCACCTGGATGCGCAGCGGCGACCCAGGATGGGAAGTCAGCAAGGACGGAGGAGCTGTCAAAGGCCGACAAACCTGGAAAGTAGGTGATGCGGTAGACTCCGCGTGGTCGGGGGGACGGGGCAGCTGGGCCACCCCGTTCTCGTGCTTTCGGTTTGCCGTGCCTGAGCTGTGCCAGTTTGAAGGCCGCGCCATCTACCTAGACGCGGACATGCTGGTGCTTGGCGACATCAACGATCTGTGGAACCAAGACTGTCTGGAAGGCAGCTCGGTCAAGTGCAGCCACCGTGTGCGAACGGATGTCATGGTCATCGATTGCAGCAAGTTCGGTGAGCCGGGGGGCAAGCCTTTTGCCAGCTGGTGGTCGATTGCCGACATGAAGAAGAAGCATCTGCACATCCGGCAGTTCCTCAGTCGCCTCGGCTTGTATCACGTAGTAGACACGAGCCTTGACAGCTTGTGGAATGACTGCGACGGGTGGGGCTACGAGCGCGGGGACAACGCGCAGCTCATTCACTACACGCACGCGCTGAAAGGGCAACCGTATCGCCCCTACCCCAACGCAAAGTATCCCAGCCAGTTCCCTTACGTCACGACTAGCCAGAAGGCGGGTCTGCTGTGGTGGGACACCTACTTGCAGGCGCTGATGAAGCAACACGGAGAAGAAGAGGGCACCAGAATATGGAACGAAGCGAAGAAGTAGAGCAGATGCCTGGACTCGACGGCGAGCCATGGCATTTTGACAAGGATCTGATTGGTTCTCAGACCAGGGAATGGGACGAAATCGACAGGTCTGACTGGCCATACGCCAAGGCTTGCGCGCTTCTGAACAAGTTTTTCTGGAGGAACTGCGTCAGAGGCAAGCACAGCATGTCTCCGTTCGCGCGCGTTCTGCGGGACATGAGCTACAATCCTGATCCCGTGTTGGAGATCGGCATTCGGCACATGCACAGCACGGTGCCGTTGCTGCTAGGAAAGCTAGACTTCCTGTACGACCACTGGACAACTCCAGAGGCTAAGGAAACGCAGCCGGTGTATAGCTGCGACATCGAGTCGCTGCCTAACCACAAGTGGCTGCAAGACTTGTTGCCCAAGCTGTGGGTGCCGGAATACAAGCCCAGCACCTCGTGGCACCCGCCTACGGGTGCGTGCGCGCTAATCGTTGACGGCCACCACACCTACACGCAGGTCAAGGCCGAACTGCAACACCTCGGGAATCACCTAAAAGAAGGGTCGCTGATCTTCTTCCACGACACGATTACGTTCGGCAGCGTAGGCGGGGGGCTTGGTCACCAAATGAAGGGCAAGGATCTGGGCATTCGGCCTGCGATTGACGAATGGATGATTGACCAAGGCTTTGAAGGTAGACGGTGGGTCTTGGAAGCCGTTTACGCCAAGGAGCCGGGGGCTCTCATCATTCACAGGTGCTCGTGATGAAGGTCTGCGCCGTTACATGCACGGGCGCGCGCCCGGAGCTTCTCAACTTGTGCCGGAAGTGGATCGGCAACCAGACTGTCAAGGTAGACGAGTGGCTGGTCAGCTACGACGTGGAGGAAAGGCCCGCCGTAGACGCGGGCATCATCCAGAAGGTGAGCGCGGTGCCGGAGGGCTGGGCCGCGTTGAAGCACATCGCCAAGCAGAACTGGAACCTCTACAACGCTCTAAAGGCTGTGCCGGACGGCTACGCCGCCGTGGTGTTCGAGGACGACGACTACTACCGGGCCAACCACGTCGAGAAGTGCCTCGAGAACCTCGAGAACACGCCGTTGAGCTGCCAGCGCACCCTGCACGTCTGGGATCTGCCCAGCCGGCGCTTCAAGCAAGACATCAAGCTGTGGCCAAGCGAAGGCTGCGTGGCGATGAGGCCCGACAACATCGGCTACTACGCAGACCTACTGCCGCGCCCCCGAAACTGGGACTATCACCGCGAGTTGCCCCTGCACATGAGCCGCGAAGAGACTGTCGTTCAGATCAAGGGAGCAGGACGAGGTCTGCCGGGGCGGCAAGGCACCACGGAGATGCAGGTCAGCGGTTTCAAAGGCGGTGGATGCCCCGACCCAGACCTAGAAAAGCTGGACTATCACCTAGAAGGCCACGCGGAAGACTACCTGAAGCTACTCCTATGAGTGAGGTCTGTAGCGTTTGCGGCGCAGCCGCAAAAATTGTGGTGATTCTAGGTGCAAAGTTCGCCGAACCGCCTGACAACACCATCATCGGTGCCGAATGCGAGTGGCGATGCGCCGATCACGCGCCTGGAGCGTCCTCTTCGTAGGGCATGTAGACCATGACGATGCGGCGACAGTCCGGGCAGTGGTAGTTCGACTCCATCGCCCAGTTTTCGCCCTCGTCTGAGTGGTCGCCGCCCCAGATCAGCTCCGCGCCACAGAGGCAGTTCATCGCTTCTTCGCCGTCCGGGCGCTGCGCTTGAACGCCTTGTTGGTCGGCGCCCCCTTGGAGCCCGGCTTGCGCATCTTTTCGCCGCTGCCGGCCTTGATGCGTGCGCGCTTGGCGTGGATGTTTGCGTACAGCCCCTTTGCCATTATTTTTTAGCCTTCTTTTTAATTTTCACAGAGGCCTTCTTTTTGCTTTTCTTGGGCTCTTCGCTTTTTTCCATTTTTTGATTGTACTGCATCGGCATCGATCTCTCCTATTTTTTGGGTTTGCGTTTCGCCTGCGACGCCTTAATCGCGCGGCCCTGCTTGGCGGCCTTCTGCGCCGCCATCGCCCCGGTGTACAGCTTACCGGACTCGCCCCACCGGTAGCCGCCATCAACCTTCTTAACCGGCATCGCTCTGCCCTCCATTGATCACGCGCAGTCTGTCCCGCCCCTGCTGGATCCGGTCGGCGAGCTGCGTCATGTCAAAATTCCGGTGCTCGCGCTTTTCGGCCGGGTACAGGTCGGCCAGCTTGCCCATCTCCCGCATCGCCGCGACCATGGCGCTCGGCTGATCGGTTTGCTCGGCCAACTCAAGCGCGTCGTTAAACCTCTCCAGCAATTTCTCAACGGTCAGCTCAGTTTTACGCACAGCAGGCGCCCGCAGCTCCTTGATCCTTGCGGCTATCTTGGGATCGGCCGCAGCCCTGCTAGCCGACTCGTGAATTGTTTTGTCCAAGGTGTTTTGGCAATTGTACGCCGCGCGGTAAGCGTCACTTTGGCTTTCGCCGGCGGCCACAAGTTGCGCAAACTGTTCCTGTTTTGAAGTCAACTTAACCTGATGTATTTTCCTGCCGCCATTGCCGCCAATGGCTTTGTTTGTCAAATTTTCCAACCCGATCTCAGCAATCTTTTTCCTCTCAGCCTCGTAGGCCTCTTCTTCAGTCGAGTGCCAGCTCAAAACGGCCGGCTGCACGGTAAATCCGGCTTCAACAATTTCTGCAATTCTTTGGCCCTTCGGCCCCACGGTGCTGTTGGG